TGGGACGAGTAAGGGCTCTTTGGAGTCATCTCGGCGAGACAAATTCGTAGAACCCTATTTTAACGGCATAGTCCTAAGGGCTATGTAACTACAAGCCTAAATGTACATCGCATGCGTGGTGGGTAATTTTTTTTTCGAAATTATCATTTTTCATCGCATTGATCAACTTTTTCGACAAGTTTGGACTCATCGTACTCTCAAACGAAGCCCGGATAAATTCGAGATTGTTTATACATAACCTCAAAATAGTTTATAGTCGAAAAATGTTTACAAGCCCCGTGTGTTCAAGTTCATCGGATTTCTATTAACCATATGGTRTCTCTTGTAAGGTCTCCGAATGTACATGAGGCAAATTTTCATTAAATTTTTTGAGAAAACAAAAAATTGTGCCTCAATTCGATTAAGTTATCTCTCGACATGCAATATGAAATTCTTTACATGCAATATGAAACATCATCACGATTATTTAGTGAAAGCACTTACCCGAGATACCTAACACACACTATTCGTTGTTCCATCTCAAATATTTAATCGGCCGCTTCTCATGATCTTCCATTTGGCAACGTCAAATGTATAACTTCGTATAATGGACGACACGTTGTTTATCGAGAATCATCGTTCAATAAATTATCATTCTCGGCATATCTCAGACATGCGTAGAAAGAAAGTCAATATATTCATAGACGGTGGGAGTAACAAACGAAGCCGTTGCTGAAATTACGCAGTGTTTTGCGGAACTCGCATTGGTAATGTTATCTCCCTCTGTCGTTCGCAGAGCCAATAACGAGTGAAACTCGTTACAGAGTCGCGCTCTTTCACGAGATGAAAGGTCAGACTCAGTTGTGAAAGAGCGGATAATAATAATCAATAAGTTCATGCGCAGTAAGTCAACAGCGCAACGACATTGCCAAGGCAACGCAGTATTTCCTGGAACTCGCAGCGGCACAGTCGTCCTCCTCTCTTTTTCTCTCTCACACACACACATTGCGTACATTTGATTGGATAATCTTAACGGTGACTTCATCTTTGTCCAGCTCACTACAATGAAGAAATCATTTTCTGCTATTTTCAGCACGGACAAATGTGCGATGGCACTTGAGCAACTTAATCGAAACGATAAGACTCTGAGATTGGAATATGAAAATGTTATACGTCGTTTTACGGGCTTCGGCTCGTTGAATAGTCCGAGATTCGACTTTGCTGAGGCATTATGGACCGAAGTTTCAAACAAACCCGCAAATCGAATGAGAAACCGATACGAGGATATTCCATGCTGGGATCTAACGCGCGTCAAGTTATCAAATTTCGGTCCTGCTGCTTCAACTCAAACGGATTACATTCATGCAAATTACGTGACCAATTACAAGTTCAAGCAAAAATTAATCGCTACGCAATCACCAATGCCAGAGACAATGATAGATTTCTTCAATATGATCTGGCAAAATGATTGTCGCATCATCGTAGTCTTGACGGAGGTCTTCGAGAACGGCGTTTTTGAAATTGATCCCTATTGGTGCACAAAGATGGGTGACCGAAAGCACGGAAAGTACAGAGTCATGACCAGTAGAATAGATGACAAAGGTGACTATAAGAAATATTATTTGGAGATTCGTAATGAGACGGTACCTGAAGAACGGCGCATCGTAAGACTCTATCATTATACAATGTGGCCGGCTCAGGGTATACCGAAAAATAAAGTCGGAATTCTTGCTTTGGTCGCGGCAGTTAATTCAGAAATGCTTTATCGTCGTCTTGAAGTGCCACGCATGGGTCCAATCGTCGTGCATGGCGATGCAGGAGTCGGTCGTACGGGTACCCTTTGCGCCATTGACATATGTTTCGAACAATGGACTAAAACCCAACGACTGGACATACTTAATACTGTGATACGATTACGCACTGAGCGTCACTCGAGTGTAACGACTGCCGAGCAATATATATTTATATTCCGAGTATTGAAAGTACTCGTCACGACTAAGATTTAGCGTTAATTCTGAAATTTCGCTAGTCTTCGCTAGCAGGCACCTCTAATAGTTGTTCTTAGCTGAAAAATAAAACATGTTAGACTGCAATTCATGTATTTTTTTATTCTTCAACCATTACAGCCGTACCAAAGAACTGAAGGACGTTTATTCTAAAACTTTCGAGCGTTTTCAAACAAAACGTAAAAATAACTTTCTAAGAAGACATACACAGTCCTTAGTTCAGATCCAAGAAATACATATAGTGTTGACTTCGTGTGAAAATATGGCGTTGAATCGCATGAGCCTGACTCAGAATTGCCACAGAAAGTATTCGAACACTGAATGTGGCGACTATGGCTGACCACATTCATTCTAGAATATCTATAGCTTCATATTATTTTCTGTGGCTGTGGTATTTTATATATAACTCTTTCAATAATATTATATTTCTTAAAGAGGTATATATGGCATATAATGATAGCTATATAGGTAAGTGTGTATTGCTATAAGTATAGCCAGTAAAGACTAAATAAAAATATCCATTATAAATATAAGGTAAGGTGGGATAGGAATTGGCCGCCACACCCGCCACACTTTCAAATCGAAGTCTTCCCGCGGGAATTT